ATAAAAGTTTGGTAATACAGCCAGTTGATTTTTGCCAAAGAAACGAGCTTAACTATTGTGAATCTAACGTGATTAAATACGTCACAAGGCACAGGACAAAAAACGGAGTTGAAGACTTGCAAAAAGCAAAGCATTATATCAACCTCCTATTAGAAATTGAATATAACAATGAAAACTAAAAAGATTAAAAGTAAACGAGGTGGAGCTAGGAAAGGTGCGGGAAGACCCAAGCTAAACCAGCCTAGATTTATTCTCTCAATGTCTCTAGATAACAGCTATGCAGATAAGTTCAGAAAAATGGCTAAAGACAATAATATTTCACAGCCAAGAATGTTTAGGCTTCTGCTAGATCAATACCATGAAAGTTAAATGCTCTTACGATAAAATGGTTAAGGTTGAATCTTTAAAGGTTCACCCAAGAAACCCTAACACCCATAGCCCAAAACAAATTAATCTGCTTGCAAAGATTATAGATCATCATGGGTTCAGAAACTCTATCATAGTCTCTAACAGGTCTGGCTTTATTGTCTCTGGTCATGGAAGGCTAGAAGCAAGCAAGATGCTAGGACTTAAAGAAGTGCCAGTAGATTTTCAAGACTTTGATAACGTCAAGGATGAGCTAGCCTATTTGGTAGCAGATAACAGGATAGCGGAGCTTGCAGAAATAGATAAGTCTGAGCTTGCCGATATTATCGGAGACATAGACAGCGGAGATTATGACCTAGAGCTAACAGGCTTTGAGCTAGAGACTGTAGAAGAGCTAATGACCGCTTGCCCTCCCCCAGAGCTAGACGATGAGACAGAGAGCAAAACTAAGCATTGTCCTAATTGCGGGGAAGTGATAAATTGAAAATGCAACTGCTAGACGATTATGTTAGATTTGCTATCTTAGGTGATTTACCTTACGTGGTTGATTTATCTAAAAAGGAATCTAAAGCTTTGGGCTTCATTCCCAAAATGGCTTATGAGTCTGCAATAACAGGAATCAAAAAAGGTAAAAGATGGAGTAATGTCTGTAATGACAGATTAGCAGTAATAGAAAATAATGGTGATTTAGTTGGCTTTTGCTTGGCTTCTTTTGGCAACCCTAACAGCAAAGACAGAAGAGGAAAGATAGCGCAAATTTGCATACAAGAGGACGCAAGACAAATAGAAAGAGGCAAGCACTTGCTAAGTAAAATAATAATTTACGCATCAAAGATAGGCTGTTTAAATATGGGTTGCGGATGCGCTGAAGATTTAGAATCTAACATATTTTGGAAAGCTATGGGCTGGAAAAAGGTTTCTAATAGAAAAGGCATATCCTGCAAGAATACATGGTTAGAAACGAGTAAAAGAATCATTAATATCTATCATTACGATAACCCAATGCAATACAGGCTTTTTGATTAACAAAAAACAATTTAACAGATGAAGAAAACAGGCAGACCAAAGAAAGAATTTGATTTAGAGATGGTTGAAAATTTAGCCAGCATAGGGGCAACCTATGAAGATATGGCGGGGGTTTTTGATTGCTCAGTTAGCACAATAGAAGAGCGGATGAGACATGATCCAAGCGAAGAGGGCGGGGAGTTTTCAAGGGCGCATAAAAAGGGGCAAGCACGTTTAAAGGTTTCTCTGAGGCGTGAACAGCTAAAGCTAGCTAGGCAAGGAAACCCAACAATGCTAATCTGGTTAGGTAAGCAGATGCTGGGGCAAAAGGATAAATCCAAGACGGAATCAGAGGTTAGCATGAAAGACCTAACACCTACTATTAACCTGTTTGCTAAGAAGCCAGATAGTGAGTGATTGCGCTTTAGATATTGGATTGCATGATAAGCAGTCTGAAGCATTTTTTAGCAAGGCTAATGAAATTCTCTATGGCGGGGCGGCAGGTGGTGGGAAAAGTCACTTAATGAGAATTGCCGCCCTGTCATGGTGTTCTGAGATTGCAGGGTTACAGGTGTATCTTTTCCGTAGAGTATCAGAAGACCTTTATAAGAATCACATGGAGGGTAGCGGAGGCTTTCACACTTTGTTAGATAAATGGATAGGCAAAGGAATTTGCGCTTACAATGCTTCCAAGAATGTTATTACTTTTTGGAATGGCTCAAAGATATGGCTTTGCCACTGCCAGCATGAGAAAGACAAATTCAAATACCAAGGTGCAGAGATTCACGTTTTGATGATAGATGAGCTTACACACTTCACAGAATCTATTTACAGATATTTGCGGGGGCGTTGTCGTATCGGTTCATTACCTTTGCCAGATCATCATAAAGGAATGTTTCCCCGCATCTTGTGCGGTTCTAACCCTAGCGGGGTTGGTCATAGTTGGGTTAAAGCTACCTTTGTAGATAATGCCCCTTACAAAGACATAGTTAAAATGCCTAAAAAAGAAGGTGGCATGACTAGGCAATATATACCCGCACTTCTAACAGATAACCCGACTCTGGATTATGATGAGTATAGCGGAAACCTAGAGGGGCTAGGCTCTCCAGATTTGGTAAAGGCTATGCTTAATGGTGATTGGAACATCGTTAGCGGTGGTGCGTTAGATGACCTATGGCGTTCTGACACTCACATCTTACCAAGGTTTAAAATCCCTTTCTCATGGCGGTTAGATCGCTCTTTTGATTGGGGAAGCTCTACACCTTTTTCTGTAGGGTGGTGGGCTGAGTGTAACGGGGAAGAAGCAACCTTAGAGAATGGCGATACGTTTTGCCCTCCCAAGGGAACGCTAATAAGGATAGCTGAATGGTATGGTGCTGACAAGGTAGGCACTAACAAGGGGCTAGCTCTAACAGCTAAAGAGATAGCGCAGGGAATCAAGCAAATGGAAAGCCAGTTGCAGAAACTAGGCTGGATAGATGGTAAGGTAAATGCTGGTCCTGCTGACAATCAAATTTCTAACGTGATAGAAAAAAATGCAGATACTATAGCTAAAAAGATGGAAGATGAAAAAGTATTTTGGATAAAATCTAACAAATCTGCTGGCTCAAGAATTGTAGGTTTAGATTTAATTAGGCAAAGAATGAAAGCCTCAATGGATGGAGAGGGAGCGGGCATCTACTTCATGAATAATTGCTTGGCAAGTATAGCTACTCTGCCTATAATGAGCCGTGACCCTAACAATCCAGAGGATGTTTTAAAGGGAGCTGATGACCACGCTTATGATGAAATCCGTTATAGAGTCTTACACGGAAATGTTAGATCAGCTACGAAGATAACAATAAAACAAGTAATTTAATTTATGCCAGAGGTAGACCACCAACATCCGCTTTATGATGAACTTTACGATTCATGGGAGCTAGTGCAAGACTGCATTAAGGGAGAGAGAGCCATTAAGAAAAAGAAAGATGTTTATCTTCCAAAGCCTAACGTAAACGATGTTAGTGCTGAAAACGATATGCGTTATAAGCAATATCTTAAACGTGCAGTGTTTTACAATGTAACTGCAAGAACTTTGTCTGGTCTTGTAGGGCAAGTATTCAGCAAAGACCCCGTTGTTAATGTTCCAGACTTGTTAGATTCGATTATAGAAGACAGTGATGGTTCTGGGGTATCTCTAACACAGCAAAGTAAATGCGTTCTTGGTCATGTCTTAGCAAATGGCAGAGCAGGGTTATTTGTAGACTATCCAGCGGTAGAAGGTGTAGCAACTAGGCAAGATCAAATTGATGGATCAATCAGACCTAACATCTTGCACTATGATGCAACCGATATTATCAACTGGAGAAGTGAAAGACATGGAGCAAAGAACAAGCTTACTCTTGTAGTTTTATCAGAAACTCACGTGGAAGATGATGACGGATTTAAAGAAGAAATTGTAGAACAATACAGAGTATTGCGACTTCTAGAAGGAATCTACCAAGTTGAAATCTGGAGGCGTAGCGGTGGCACTGGTAAAGGTGACTATGGCTTAATAGAGCAGTTTGTTCCGACATCATCACAGGGGCAACCACTAACAGAAATCCCTTTTCAGTTTATCGGATGGGAAAACAATGACGAAGTGCCAGACCTTCCACCGCTTTACGATCTATCAATCTTAAATCTAGCTCATTATCGCAACAGCGCAGATTATGAGGAAGCCTGTTACATCACAGGTCAACCGACCCCATACATGACAGGCTTGACTCAAGCTTGGGTAGATGACGTATTGCAAGGGCAAGTGACTCTAGGAAGTAGAGCGGCAGTTCCATTACCAGAGGGCGGTTCTATGGGGCTTATACAAGCCTCTGCTAACTCTATGCCTAAAGAGGCTATGGATACTAAGGAAAGGCAAATGGTGGCGTTAGGGGCAAAGCTCGTAGAGCAGAGAGCAGTTCAAAGAACAGCAACAGAAGCAGGATTAGATAACGCCTCAGAAACCAGCGTTTTAGCTTCAGCCGCAAACAATACAGCAGAAGCAATTAGAAAAGCCCTTGGCTGGTGCATGACGTTTATAGGAACAAGCGGAGAAGTAACATTTGATCTTAATACAGATTTCTCTATCCATAAGCTCATGCCTCAAGATCAGCAATCTTTATTATCATTATGGCAGAATGACGTTCTAACATGGGAAGAGTTAAGAAACAATCTTCTTAAAGCAAACATTGCAGAGCTTCCAAACGAAGAAGCCAGAGACATTATTGACGCAAGCCAGCTAGACGGGCTAGATACTGTTAGTATTGATGATGATGATGACTTAGATAATGCCTAGATCAATTACAGATATAGCCACAAGGCATCAAGTCTTGTTAGAAAGGTTTAAATCTGGCAAAGTCAGAGACTACCAGAAAGTAGCCAAGGGCTTTGAGCGTGATTTGATTGCGGGTGCGTCTCAACTAGGAATAAACTCCTTGGATGAGCTAACAAAGAAGGATCTTAACAGCTTAATTAGTTACTCTACTGAGCTAAATAAAAAGTATCAAAAAGTAATTGTTAGTGACCTAGAAAAAGACTTGGGCAGACTTGCTGTAGATGATGCTAATTTTGAAAAGGATACTATAGGCTCTTTTGTTAAAGGTGTTGCTGTTAACTCTGCGGCTAATATCGCATATGCCAAAGCTCTAACATCTCCTATTAGCGCAACAGGTGATTTGCTACAGCCATTCGTAAAAGATTGGTCTAGAACTAGAGTGAACCAAGTAAACGGGGTTATCCGCAAGGGATACAAAGAAGGGCAAACACTAAGCCAAATGACTCAAGCCATAAGAGGCACAAGAGCCAACAATTTTAAAGACGGGCTAACAAGTTTGCAAACTAGGCAAGCACAAGCAGTAATTAGAACAGCGGTTCAACACGTTAGCGCAACTGCTAGACTTCAAACATGGGAAGCTAACAGCGACATTATAACCGCTTACAAATGGAGAGCCACACTAGACGGGAGAACGACACAACAGTGCAGAAGTCTGGACGGGCTGGAGTTTGAAATGGGTAAAGGTCCTATGCCCCCTATACATATAAACTGTAGATCAACTTTTGTTTTTGTTACTGACCCCAAGCTAGGTTTAGATGAGTTAGATGATGAGGGAACTAGATCATCTCTCAAAGGAGAGGTATCTGCAAAAACTACTTATTATGATTGGCTAAAAACCCAGCCCAAAGGATTTCAAGAATCAGCTATAGGAGTTCAACGCACTAAATGGCTAAACGATGGAAAGCTAACAGCAAAAGAATTTGCAAAGCTAAACCTAGATAAGAACTTCAAGCCTCTAACGCTTGACCAAATGAAGGCTAAGAGAAGCTCTATAATCTCTAACAAGTATGGAACTACTAAGCCAAAGCCTAAACCAGTAGCCACTAGCGCAACAGCAGTCCCTAGCACTACACAAGCTACAGCTAGAGCATCTACACCACCAGCTACACCAGTAGGAAGCAATGTAGTAGATGTAATTAAAAACGACACTGCAGAAATAGTAGGCTCGTTTGATATTGATTACAACCAGCAAGCGGTAAACGTATTGAAGGAAAACGTAACAAGAAGCGCAGTAGCCTTAAACCAGTTAAACAGAAAAAGAAAACGAGCTAGAACAAGAAGTGTTAGAGATAATTATCAGTTGCGTTACGATGCTGAATATCTAACTTACGAGAAAGCACGAAAGGCAAGGGACAAAGAGGTAGCTAGAATTAAGGCTCTAACTCAAGAAACAGATGATAAACTAAAGGCTGTTATATTTAAAAAGCGACATGACGAAAAGCTAAACACGCTCAAAGTTATACAAGGTAGCCCAGAGAAAAGAGCTAGACTAGCGCAAGCGCAAGAACTGTTTGAGAACGTATTAAGCGCAGACAACCTAAAAAGTATTAACGATGCTCAGAGGCTAACAACTGCATCATTTAGCAGAGCAAGAAACTTTAGAGCGCATTATAAAAAGTCATTTAGGAGGATTTATTTAGCCAATGACGAAGACATCTCAACTATTCTCCATGAGATGATGCACAGCCTAGAATATTCTCGACCAGAAGTGAGCAGGAGAAGCAAAGCCTTTCTAAAGAAACGGGGTGCAGGACAAGAGCCAGTTTCCCTTAGAAAGCTAACTGGTAACTCTGGTTACAAAGCAAATGAGATAGCGGTAGAAGATAAGTTTTTAGAAAGGGGCGGTTCTCATTACATGGGAAAAATTTATAACAGGGAATCTTCAGAGATTCTAACAATGGGAGTAGAAAGATTACTAAACGACCCAACATCTTTTTATCAACAGGATAAAGAGTATTTCAATTTCATGATAGAAATCTTAAACCTATGATTGATAGCGAAACCATAAACTTTGAATTGCTTGGATACGGCAACTTCATGATAGACAAAAGAGGGCTAAAGTATTTAGGAAACATGGAGGGCGTTCCGTATGATGAAGAGGCAGATGATCTTTCTCAATCATTCAATGCAAAGTATGCTGTTAGAAGTCACATTACCCCACTAGAAGCTTTAGGTAATGTAGCACAACATTTTCTATCTAAGAAAAGTGACGTTAAAAACGTAGAGGTTACAAACCAAAAGGAAATAGAAGCCTCTACTGATGATCTAACTTATTAAATTTTCTGGCAAGTTGCCAAAAGAAAAAAACAAACCACAAGGAAACAATGAAACTAAATGTAACTAATGAAGAATATGAATTGTTAGATGAGAATCTAAAAATGATTTATCAAAAAGATGGAGACATCTTCAAGCTACCCATTGAAGGGGTAGAGGATACTGGAGCTTTGAAACGTGCAAAAGAGCATGAGAAGGAGCGTAGGCAAAAAGCAGAGCAAGAACTAAAAGAAGTCAAAGACCAGCTAACAGCTAAAGAAGATGAGATTATTAATCTACACAAGGGTGCTGTTAGTAAAGATGACGTAGAGGCTTTAGAGCGTTCATACAAAGAGAAGCTAGAGAAGACCGCTAGCGAGTATGAGGGGCGTATTAATGAAGCTGAAGGTTCTTTAAGAAATATGCTAGTAGATAACGTAGCAACAAAGCTAGCTAACGAAATCTCTACAGTTCCCGACCTTATGAGCGGAGCTATTTCTGCCCGTCTAACAACTGAAATTGTAGATGGTAAAGCTTTAACAAGAGTTTTAGATAATGAAGGCAAACCATCAGCTCTAACAGTTGATGAACTGAAAAAAGAATT